ACCTTAACGGATTCAATCAAATGATGGCTCAGTATGGAGCAGGCAAAGATTGGGGCATTCCGGCTGGCGCTTATGGCGAAAACGCTTCAACTATTCAAACAAAACCTTCAAATGCTTTAGCGATGAAAGAAGATTTGGACGTTATTTTTGGCGAAGAAAATGAACTTTCAGAAGAATTTAAGGTAAAAGCCTATACTCTTTTCGAAGCAGCAGTCGCAGCTAGATTAACTGTAGAAACTGCTAAGCTTGAGGAAGAATTTGAACAAAAACTACAAGAAGAAATTGAAGTTTTCTCTGAAGAAATAACTTCTAAACTTGATGCATACCTTAATGAAGTAGTCGATACTTGGATGAAAGAAAATGAAGTTGCTATCGAATCTGCACTTCAAACTGAAGCGACCAAAGAATTCATTGAGGGCATGAAAAATCTTTTCTCAGAACATTATATAGAAATCCCTGAAGAAAAGGTTGACGTTCTAGAAGCAACTGTTGAAAAAGTTGTTATGCTAGAATCTAAACTTGATGAGGTTCTTGTCGAGAACAACGAAATGCGTGAAGCCATAACTGGATTCGCTATTGAAAAACTTGCTGAAGAAATTTCTTCTGATCTTGCGCTAACACAAAAAGAGAAGTTTTACAATATCGTTGAAGGTTTGGAATTTGATGGAGACCTTGACAATTTCAGAACAAAACTTGAAACTGTTAAGGCTGGTTTTTTCAAAGAATCTTCTGAGCCACAAAAATCTTCTAACATTCTTGAAGAAGAATTTGATGGTGGCGAAGAAAGCGAAACAACTGTATCTGTCGATCCTTCCGTTGCACGTTACGTAGATGCGATCAAAAGAACTGTTAAGAAATAACTTTTAATAAATAATAATAAATTTCTTAGAAAGGAAAATTCAAAAATGTATCTAGCTGAGGAAATCCAAAACAAGTGGAAAGCTTTGCTTGACCACGAAAGCCTAGAGCCAATTAAGGATCAAACAAGAAGATCAGTTACAGCTGTTGTTCTTGAAAACACCGAAAAAGCTCTTAGAGAATCTGCTGCGCACGGCAACTACCAAACATTGAACGAAACCACTTCCGCTATTCCGGCGAACATTATGGGCGGCTCTTCTTCAACTGCAAGTTCCGGTTCTGTAGACATCTTCGACCCAGTTCTAATCTCACTTGTTCGCCGTTCTATGCCGAATCTTGTGGCTTACGATATTGCTGGTGTTCAGCCAATGACTGGACCAACTGGTCTTATCTTTGCTATGCGTTCTCGTTACTCCAACCAAGCAGGCACCGAAACCTTCTATAACGAAGTCGATACTGGTTTCTCAACTGTTCCTGGCGCTGACGCTAACGTAGCATATGCTGATCACATTTCTGGTTCTGGCATCCCAGGTGCTTCTAACACCGCTCCATTGACCGCTACTAATACCTATAACACTGGTACTGGTATGTCTACTGCTCAAGCGGAAGCTTTGGGTACTGACTCTAACACTGCTTTCCCAGAAATGGCGTTCAGCATTGAAAAGCTTACAGTTACCGCGAAGTCTCGTGCTCTAAAAGCAGAATACTCAATGGAACTTGCACAAGACCTTAAAGCAATCCACGGTCTTGACGCTGAAACCGAACTAGCAAACATTCTTTCTGCTGAAATCCTTGCCGAAATTAACAGAGAAGTTGTTCGTACCGTTAATATCGTTGCTAAAACTGGCGCTGAAAACGATACAACTACTCCTGGTGTTTTTGACTTGGATACTGACTCTAACGGTCGTTGGTCTGTTGAAAAGTTCAAAGGTCTTATGTTCCAGCTTGAAAGAGAAGCTAACAAGATCGCTAAAGAGACCCGTAGAGGTAAAGGGAATATCGTTCTTTGTTCTTCTGACGTTGCGTCAGCTCTACAAATGGCCGGTGTTCTTGACTATACCCCTGCTCTCAACAGCAACAATCTACAGGTAGACGATACTGGCAATACTTTTGCTGGTGTTCTTAACGGACGTCTTCGTGTTTACATCGACC